GGTGGAGGGTGAGGCTGCGCTGTCCGCGCGAGAAGTGCCCGCCGTCTCTGCTGAACTCTCCGCGTGGTGGGCTGCTCGCCCGCCCGCCCCTGACCCCTTGACCCTGTGGTGGACCGGCGCCGCGGGCGACACCTCCCACCGGTAGGAGCATCCCATGACCGTGCCCCAGAACCCCGCGGAGGTCGTCGCCGAGCTGGCGGCCCTCCGGACGCAGACCGACACCCTCACCCTGCGCCTCGATGAGACGCAGGCGCTCATCGCCAAGGCCGGCGGCGCCGCGAGCGCGGCCGACCCGAGCCACGTCCCCGGCACCCTCTCCGCGTGGCGCACCGAGGCCGGCGCCTTCGCGTTCGACGACTGCCAGCGGCACGTGGAGGTGGAGGTCGATGGCGTCAAGCAGTCCGGCCTCGCCATCCGGCCCGGCTACCTGAGCCACGCCGCTGACGCGCACGTGCCGGCGGAGCACCGCGAGCAGCGCAGCGCGTGGCGGAAGGCCCTTGGTGGGCTCGCCGCGCTTGACCTCGTCTTCTGGCGTGGCTCGACCCGGTCGGCCGGCTTCGCAGACGTGGCCGACGCCGCCCTCGCCGCCGCCGAGCGCATGCCCGCCGAGGTCCGCGCGCAGGCGCTGGGCTACACCAAGCAGCACGTCGACCGCATCGTCAAGCAGGCGGGCGCCTTCGCCCGGCGTGACGGGGCCTTCATCGCGAACACCAGCGGCGCGTCGACCGTGGGTGCCGACTTCGTGAACCCGGAGTTCATCGACAACAACGTGCTCGATGTCACCTCCGTTGCCGCGAACACCGGGCTCGCCCGCGCGATCCGCACCGCGACCGGCCTCCACGAAGACGAGTACCTCAAGGTTCGTGTGCTGACCTCCGTCGGAGGCTTCGCCGGCTGGAACAGCCCGACCAGCAACCTCCCCGGCACCTTCCCTATCACGGACGCCTCGACCACCACCACGCAGGTGCGCGGCGGCTCGGTCGTGTGGTCGCACCTCATCGCCGAGAAGGACCTCCAGGGCGACCCGCGGGTGACCATCGACATGTCGGCCACCCTGCTGCGCGCCGCCGAGCTCGCCGACATGTCCGAGGATGACGGCGTGCTGCTGCACGGGCATCAGGTCAGCCTCGCCGCGTCGCACGGCTACGGCGCCGCTGGCCTCGCCGCCCTGGCCTGGGACGGCCGCGACGCCGCCCGCAGCGGGTCCGACATCGACCCCTTTCTCCGCGGCAACGGCTTGGTGCGCGAGGCCATCGCCCGCAGCGCGACGGTCAACGGCGTCTCGGGCGCCGGGCTCTCGGCGGCCACCGATTGGCTCGGAAGCGTTGCCAACTTCGTCAAGGCGCACACCAAGGCGATGGCGGCCCTCGATGAGCAGTACGCCGGTTCCGGCGTGGTGCTCACCATCAGCCGTGCCGCCGCCCGCAAGCTGGGCGCGCTCGTGGTGACCACCACCGCGACCTCGCAACCGTTCTTCGTGGCGGCGACGAAGGCTGAGAAGGCCGCGAACCCGCTCTATGTCGGCATGCTGTGGGACGGCACCATCGTGATGGAGCACGTCTACATGGCCTCGGGCAAGTGGAGCACCGGCGGCCTCATCACCGGCTCCGGCTCCATCGACGCCGCCGTCTACAGCCGCCTCGAGGCGATGACCTTCGTCACCGGCCCCGAGAACGGGCGCATCATGCGCGAGGTCATCCCGCGGACGGCCGCCGTCAGCCTGAGCCGGATGCGGCACAAGATCCCGTTCTGCCCCGTCCCGAGCAGCAAAAAGCCGTTCGTGCTCCTCTTCAACGTCTCGGCTCAGTGAGGTCATCATGTCCGACTTCTTCCCTCTCGCGATCTCCGGCATCACCGGCAACGCGGCCTCGACCGGCGAGTGGACCATCCCGCTCCCGATGGCCTGCGAGGTCATCGGGTGCTCCATCGTCGACAGCGACGGCGTAGCCGCCGACAATACCGACTACATCACGGCGACCATCACGGGCACGACCGGCTACGACAGCCGGGCGGCGAACCAAGGCGCGCTCACTGCCGACAGCCCCTTGGACTTGACGTTGAGCCCAACCGCCGTCGTGCTCGCCAAGGGCGCGGTGCTCAAGGTTGTCATCGCCAAGGGCGGCAGCGGCAAGGCCAACGAAATGGGCGTCTGCTGGGTGCTGCGGCCGGCGAACTAAGCCGCGGCCATCGTGCTAAGCTGAGGGCGGCGGGGCGACCTGCCGCCCTCTCTCGCGTCCGGAGGCCCCGTGGCTGCACAGACCCTCGACCTTTCCACCGCCGCCCGCCAGCGCACCGAGGCTGTCACCGGCGTCGACAGCACGGACGGCCTCGACATCACCCTCGCCCTCGGGACCGCCGTGGTCATGCTGCGCGTGACGCACGACTGCTCTTGGCGCTGGATCGGGAGCGATGAGCTCGTGCCGGTCGATGCCGGGACGTGGCTCAGCATCCCCGGCCCGAGCGCCGCCGGGCTGCCGGCCTCGACCTCGCTCCACGTCCGCGCCGACAGCAGCAGCGCCACCGTCTACGTGGCGGTGTCGTGATGGGGGGCTGTGTGGTCTGGCCGCTCTACCCGGCCGGCGACTCGGGCGGTGGCGGTGGCGGTGGGGGCGGCGACATCCCCGGCGCGTGGACCCGTATCGGCGGCCTGACCTTCATCGGCGCCACGCCGCAAACTTTCGCCACGGTCGGCGACAAGACCGTCACCCTCTCGGGCGGCGGGACCGTCGCAGTCAACGCCGCAGTCACCACCGGCAGCATCGCCTCCACGAACACTGGCGCCGATGCGACGCGCGGCCTCGTTCTTGATGTCCCGTCCGGCATCGGCTCCACCGCCGTCCGCCTGCGGGTCGCCGTCCCCGTCTCGCCCTCCGTCGCAACGTCCGACGATCTGCTCGTGTCGTTCCGCTGGCGTTGCGACATGGGTACGACCACCGCGCAGCGTGCCGTGATCGGCGTGGTGCCGTCCGGCGGCACCGAGACGACCGCGTCGTTCAGCGGGTCGCAGCGTCTCGGTTCCACCAGCAACACCGTGAAGCTCCAGACGCGCAAGGCCGCCGTTTTCGCTGACGTGGCCGCATCCATCGACACCGATTGGCGCGACGGAACAGTGCTCATCCAAGATGACGTCCGAGTGGTCGGCTCGTCTCGGATGCTGCTCGTTGCCGAAGCGCCGCGCGACATCGACAGTGAGGCCCCAACCTATGTCGCCAACATCGGTGGCGACGCCAGCGGTCCTGACAGCGGCTTAGAGGCCGTCCTGTTCAGCGGCGCCACCGTTTACGTCATCCTGTACGGCTGGAACGGCGGGGCTTCTGGCGGCTCGGTGGAGCTTGGGTTGGAGCAGATCGATATTTACACCCGCGACCCGGTGACCGTCCCATGATCCAAGCGTACAACCCCCGACCCGTCCTCGTCAGCGACGAAAGCGGCGAGCAATCCGGCGCGACAGCCGAGCTTACCGTGGTCGGCGATGCCTTCGACCTGCTGCGGGCCGAGCGCCCGAGCGACGACATCGAGGCCGCGTTTTACGATGAGGCCGTGGCCGACCTGCTCGGCGTCCTGCGTGCCGCCCTCGCTGGTGTCGCGTGACCGCCGACCACGCTGCGATCTTTGGCGACGTCATCGACCGCGCGACCCGTCGCTGCGGGCCGTGCGTCTCCGGCGGCGCGCCCGTCCGCGACCACCTGCCCGAGCGGCTGACCCCGGCCGCTCGCGCCGCCATCCTCGCACGGCTGGACAGGGGCGAGGCCGAGTACGGCACCAAGCTCCGGATTGGGCATGAGCACGCCGAGACTGAGGTGGGGCAGGAGATTTTCGACGGCGCCGCCTATGCCATCGCGGCCGGCATGAGCGGCCCGGACCTCGATTGGCTTTGCGATGCAGCCAACCGCTGCGCGGCCGGCACCTTCGGCCGACCCGCACGGTTCGCGCCCCGCGTCCGCCTGCTCGCGGTGGGCCGCTGGCCCGCCATCCTCGCCACGCTCCGGGCCGCCATGCTGCGCCCGCTGGAGGGCTGATGCCTCGCCCATTCGTCGCCCTCATCCTCGGCCACGGCGCTCGCTGCGACAGGGCGGGCCGCCCGACCCATGACCCTGGCGCCAAGGCCACGGCGCTCGACACGCAGTTGCAGCCCATCACGCTCATCGAGGAGGACCGGGTGCGGACGCTCGCCCCGCGCCTGCTCGCCCGTCTGGCCGCTGAGGGCATCGCCTGCGGGAGCTACGACGCCGCCATCCCGAGCCCCGACAACGACCCGCTCCGCAGCTACACCAAGCGGTGTGCGGCGGCCGGGCGCGAGGCGCTGCGCCGAGGGCATCACAGCGCCCTGCTGCTGCACCTGCACTTCAACTCCGGGGGCGGTCGCTACGTCGCCGCCATCCACCACCCCGGCGAGGCGAAGACGCCGGGATGGGCCGCGGCCCTGGAGGCCAGCATCGCCACGCTGCCGGGCGTGGAGCGGCGCCGCGGGCCGAGCACGGTCGATGACTTCCCGCGCGCCTCGGGGCTGATTCAGGCTTCGTGGCTGGCGGGGTCTGCTCAGCTCGCGGTTCACACCATCGTGATAGAGCCGCTTTTCATCGACCAGCCCGCACACTGGCGGCACCTCACGGACGGCGGGCTCGACCTGCTCGCCGACGCCATCACCGCCGGCCTCGTGGCTGGCCTGGGGACGCCATGACCCGCACCCGCACCCCTGACGGCGCGTGGACCGCTCCCGAGCCTGAGCGCGTGATGCCGCTGGCCGGCGCCGCCTACGCCACGATGCGCCAGGTGGTGTCCGCCCTGTCGCCGCTGGGCGAGCTCGGGCGGCACGTCAGCCGCGCCGAGGCGCGCGCCCTGCTGCGGGAGGCCCGGCAACTCGTGACCGCCCTCGAGGGGATGCTGGCCGAGCCCGGCACCGCTGGGGCGCAGAGCCCCGACCGGAGCACCTGATGGCTACGACCCCCATCATAAGCCGGTCCAACTACCTCACGAACTACGACCCCGGCACCTCCCCCGACGCCGAGACGACGGCCCGCATCGACGCGCGCTTGCTCGACTTGAGCGCCGCCGTGATGAAGCTCATCGGATGGCGCGAGAATGACGCCGGGAACCTCACCCTCGCCTCGACCGCGCACACCATGCTCCTCGGCGACGACTACGCGCTGCGGGATGACCGCCGGATGACCCTCCCGCTGTGCCCCGTCTCGGCGGTGAGCGACGTGCGGAGCGGGTCGGATGTGGGCGGCACCTCGGGCGTCGACTACGACGTGCTCGTAGCTGGGACCGACTACCGCCTCGACACCTCGGAGCCGGCCCGGCCTGCGCTGCGGTGGCTGCAGGGCGAGCCGACCGGCGAAGAGCTGCGCGTCACGATGACCGCCGGGTGGGCCACGGTGCCCGAGGACCTGCAAGGCGCCGTCGCTCAGCTCGTGCGGTGGTCGCTGCAGCTCGACACCCGCCGCGGGCAGGCCTCCGTCAGCGCGCAGGGCATGGCCTCGACCAGCTACCGGCCCGAGGAGTGGCCGCCCGACGTGCTCGCCACGCTCGACCGCTACACCGTGCCGCCCTCGCGTGCGGTTCGCCGCCCTGCGGGGTCCGCTTGACCTTCGCCGAGCTCGCCGCCGAACTCGCCGCCGCGCCGGCCCGGATGCTGGCGGCGCTTGGCGTGGCCGGCGAAGAGCTGGCCGAGGAGGGCCGCGGCCTCGCGGTCGCCAATGCCGCGGCGCGGGTCTACGGCCCGAGGAGTGGTCGCGGCACCCTGGGCGCGAGCGTGCGGGCGCGCTCCACCGCGGGCCCCGAGGCCGTGGCGGTGGTGTGGACGGCCGGCGAGCCGGGCACGCCAGCGGCGGCCTACGCGCGGGCCCAAGAGCTCGGCGCGACCATCCGGCCGGTGCGGGCGCGGTTCCTCGCCATCCCCACCGATGCGGCCATCCGGGGCGGGCTCACCTCGATCCGGCAGCTACAGCGGCCTCGCTTCGTCCCGCGCCGCGGTGGCGGGTGGCTCGTTTTCGGCGCCGATGGTCAAGGGCTGCTCTTCATCTTGCACCCCGGCCCCGTCACCCTCCCCGCCAAGCGCTACCTTGGCGACGCCGTCGATGACGTGGTGCGCGTGGTGCCGCAGCGGCTTCCGATGGATAGGTGGTTTGGGGGGACGCCATGAGCCGCGCGCAGATCACCGCTCTCAAGACCTATCTGGAGAGCCGGACCTTCACGGACGTTGCGCTCCCCGGCGGCTCCGTGGCTCTCGCTGGACGGGTCACCCTGCTCGGCCCGACCGACCAGCAGCCCGAGGGCGGGGCCCCGATGGCCTACGTGCTGCCGACCAGCGTGGACGCAGGCGCCGAGGGCATCATGGTGACGGTGCGCTCGACCTACCAGGTCGCCATCGTGCTGCCGGTGGCGACGCCCGCGGACGCCCTGCTCGTGGGCGCCGAGGTGCTGAGCACGCTGGCCGCCTCGGCCTACCGGGAGCTCCTCGGGGCCTCCACGAACGAGGCTGTGCTGAGCGGCGGTGGCGTCCACCACAACCGCGCGGCGCGCACCGTGACGTGCATGTGCACCCTCACCCTCTCCCTTCTGGTGTGACATGCCTTGGCCCGCTGCCGCTCCCCGTCGTGCCCGCTTGGCGGTCTGCTACATCCACGAAGCTGACAAGCCGATCCGCGTGAAGCTCGGCCCGGAGGCGGTGGACTTCTGGGCTGCCTCGCAGCAGGACGGATACGACCTGCTCGTCTGCACAGCGGCCGGCGCTACGCTCGCCCACCAACGGGTCGAGTGGACGAAGGGCACCAAGGCCGAGATCCGCATCACGAACCCCGGCTCCGGGAGCGGCACCGTCCGGGTGGTCTACCTCTACGTGGGGGCCTCCGCGACGGTGACCTCGGACCCGAGCGTGACCGTCACCGGCGCATCCGTCATCGAGGCGCAGGCGGGCATCGACTCCGCGCTGCCGGTGGTCGTGCTCGGCGGGGCGCCGCCGGTGAAGACCTCGACCGGCGCCGAGCCGGGCGACCGCGTGGTGGCCGTCGTCGGCGAGCGCCTCGCCGTGCTGCTGCCGGTGCTGCTCACCCTCTCCGCGCAGCCGGTGCAAGGCGGCCGGGAGCTCGAAGACATCGCCGGTGTCTCCGTGGCCGTCGCCGCCGGGACTGGCGAGAGCGCGCCGACCACACCAGCGGGGTGGACCTCCACCGCCGACGTGCGCGTGGTAGCCTCGCCCACGCGCGGAGCGGGCATCCTCGCGGTACTCTCGCCGGATGAGGCCGCCTCGGCGGTGCTCCGCGTCACCGTCTACCTGAGCGGGCCCGCGTCGGGCTCGCTGCCCTCTCGCGCGGTGGTCGCTGCCGCACTCGTCTCGGCGCTTGCGCCGCTGGAGGTCTGACATGTCTCGCGTCCTTTCCCGCAGCATCTACGCCGGTTCGCTCGGCATCGTCACCGATGGCGACTCCGTCGCGAACTACGCTGACCAGCCCTCGTCGGGCGACGCGATCCAATGGGTCCGCGCCGCCGAGATCAGCATCACCGAGGCCGCAAACAGCCTGCTGGTCGATGATCTCGCCGGGTCGGGCTCCGGCGTGGAGGGGGCTCGCTTCGTCGCCTCCAACAGCGCCACGGGCGGCATCCGGCTCGCCGCGACCTTCGTGGAGATGGGTGCGGTGCTGGCCTGGGCCCTGGGCGGCACCCCGGCGACCACGGGCGCCGGCCCCTACACGCACACCTACCCGGTCGGCCTGAATGCGCCGTGGCGGTCGGTGTTCTCGCGCTACACCGCTGCCGACGGCACCGGCCTCCAAGACGAATGGCGCTGCCTCCAAGTGGACAGCCTGACCATCGACCTGAACGCGGACGCCATCGCTTACGCCACCCTCAACGTGACCGGCGCTGCCGCCCTCCGCTCGTCCGTCTACCAGCTTGGCGTTGCCTCCACCGAAACGCCCGCCGCCGCCACGATGGTGGCCGCGGCCCCGATCCTCGGCAGCCTGAGCGGTGTGCTGAGCTGGGGCGGGAACAGCGTCGCCGCGCGGAAGGCCTCGCTCACCATCACCCGCCCGCTCGACCGCGCTACCGACTTCGGCAACGCGATCCCCGGAGAGGGCGTGCTGAGCGGCCCTGTCTCGGTGGCTCTCACCGTGACCCGCGCCGCCGACGAAGCCGACTCGGCGACGCTCCGGGCGGCACTGATGGCTGGCACCGCTGCTGACCTGTCGCTGGCCTTCACCTCCGGGACCAAGACGTTCACGGTGTACCTCGAAAACGCCGTCGTCATCAGCCGTTCGGCGCCCTTCACCGCTGGCGGCGCCCTCCCGGAGACGCTGGAGTTCCGGGCGCAGGCCTTGGAGACGGCCGACTACGGCGCCAAGATCGTGGTGGTCAACGCCGCCTCGGCCGCCGTCACCACCAACGGGACGATGGCCTGATGGCCCCTGGCGCCGCCGTCATCGCCCGCGCCCTGTCGCAGCCTCCGCTCACCGGGGGCCTGCTGCCGGGCGTCACCGCGCTGTGGTGGCGGGCGCCCACCGCCGAGGAGGAGGACGCGCACCGGGGGCTCATCGAGGCCCTCGGGAAGCCGCTCGATGAGGATGGGGCCGCGGTCCTGCTCGACTTCTGCCTGAGCCTCGTGGTCGGGTGGTGGGGCAGGGTCGAAGGCGAGGATGACCTGACACCCATTGGCGACCCCATCCCCTGCCGCATGCGCCGCGGGGTGTCCTCGCCCGACCAGCCGCTGCCGTGGCTGCCGGTGGAGCTCGCCGAGGGGCACCACGACGTCCTCATCTACGCCGTGACGCGCGCCATTCAGACCCGCGCCCTCGCCTCGCGGCTCATCGCCATCGCCGGGCACGTCGCGCCGCCCGAGGGGTGCATCCCGGTCCCGACCTGCCTCGGCTTCGTCGGCGTCCGGCTCGCTCACTGGCCTCGGCTCGCGAGGCACCCCGAGGTGCGCCTGCGGTGCCTGGGCGCGGCGCTCGCCCCGTGGCGCGACGGCGAGGACGGCGAGGAGCGGCGTCCCGATTGGCTGCTGCTCATGGGCGATGTGGCTGCCTTCGTGGGCTGGCGCGTGGTCGATGCCACGTGGGTTCCCTGCAAGGCGACCCCGCTGGCCGGTGGCGACGGCGACCTGTGGGCGGGCTCGCTCACCGCCGCCGATGTGGCCGCCCTGTGGCGCGCGGCGCTGGCCCCGGCGCTCGATGCCGCCGCCGTCGTTCGGGATTGGCTGCCGGTGCGCGGGGAGGGCGACGCGCTGCCGCCGCTTCCGAGCGCAAGCACGGAGCCGTGGCTGGAGGATGAAGGGTACCAGGCCCTCGGCCCCGAGGCCCGGAGCTGGGCGCGGGCCGCCTGGGCCCATGCCCTGACGCAGCAGGCCGCCGCCCTCGGCCGACCCGTGGTAGGGTAGCGCATGGCCGACCGCCGCGTCACGTACCAGCTGTCGATCCTCGCGGGCAAAAGCCCCGAGGTTCTGCGGAGCGTTGCGAAGGAGGCGCAGGCCGCCGCCGCAGCCATCACCGCGCTGAGCGAGGCGCAGGCCAAGGCCGCGGGGTCGCTGGCCGGCACCGGGCGCGCGACTGTGCAGGGCGCTATCAGCGGCACGTCGGCGTCTGCGGTCATCGGCGCGGGCAGCGCGGCGCGCGACCCGGCGCAGGTAGCGGCGCGGGCCGCCGAGAAGGCCGCCGCCGACGAGGCGAAGGCCGAGGCCAAGGCCGTCGCCAAGGCCAAGAGCGACGCCGCGCGGGCCGCCGCCAAGGTTCAGCGGGACGAAGACGCCCGCACCGCCCGCGCCGAGCGCGAGTATGAGCGCCAGCGGCAGGCCTTCGTGCGGCAGTCCGAGGGCGCCATCCGGGGCAAGGCCGCGCTGGAGATCGAGCGGGCGCGCGCCGTCCGGGATGAGCTCGAGAAGCTGGGCAAGCTCGATGCAGACCGGGCCATCGTCATCGAGGAGCGCATCACCGCGATCCAGCAGGACGCAGAGACGCGCAGCGCGCAGCTTTTGGCTCGTGGGGTGGACCCCAACAAGGCCTTTGGGGCTGGCGGCACGCGGGAGACGGCCATCGGTGGCGGTGTCCTGTCGAGCTTCTTTGACCTGATTCTCGGCAAGGTCGGCGGGTCGGGTGGCGGCACCGGGGCCGAGGCCGGGGTGCGGAACTTTAGCGCCATCACCGAGAAGGCCGCCGATGTCGCTGGGAAGGCCGACACCGCGCTCAAGACCCTCGCCGGCGCCCTCGGCGTCATCAGCCCCGAGGCTGAGGCTGCGGCTACCGCAGCGGGCGACCTTGTTGGCTCGCTGGAGGTGCTGCTGACCCCGGCCGGCGCCGTCGTCGGGGCTGGGGCCGGCGTTGCCGCAAGCTTCGCAGCGGTCGGCGCTGCCTCCGTGGCCGCGGTCTTCCACATCGCTGGGATGGCCGATGAGCTGCGGCAACTGAGCAAGCTCAGCGGCGTGGAGCTTGTGCCCGAGGCCAGCATCGCCGGGGCCGAGCGCGCCGCCGACGCCCTCGGCGACGTGTCGCTGGCCGGGACGGCGATGGCGGGCGTGCTCGCTGGAGCGGCGGCCCCGGCGCTGGAGGAACTCGCGCGCGATCTGCTCGCGGTCGGGCTTCTCGCGGCTAAGAGCTTCGACGGCATGCTGAACGGCGCTGGGGCGTTCGCGGATTACGTTACGGATAGCTTTGGGCAGGCCGTTGGGTTGGGCTTGACGTGGCCGTTTGAGCTTGCAACGCTCGCGGTCGAGAAGTACCTGACGGCGCTCAACTCCATCATGGAGGCCACCGGCGTCCCGCAGGCCGTGCGCGCCCCCTTCATCGCAGCGCAAAACGCTGTGATGGACTTGGCCGACGACATCGCCAACCTGCGCGGGCAGGCCGGGAACGCCGTCGCTGGCGCGGTTCGCAGCGTCGCCGCCGACGTGGGCACCGGCTACCGGCTGCTGGCGGGCGAGGTAGACGGGCTGGCCGAGGCCTACGCGGACGCAGACAAGCTGCTCGCCGGCCGCAAGGCACAGCGCGCCGCCGAGGCCGCCGACGCTGCGGGCTCGCCAGCCGCCGACGCCGCCGACGCCATCAAGGCCGAGGCCGACGCCACCGCGCAGGCCATCGCCGCCCTCGTGGCGCAGGTGGCGGACCTCCGCGACAGCACGGCCGCGCCCCTCGCTGAGATCGCCACCCGCTACCAGCGGCTCCGCATGGAGCTCTATGGCGTGGCGCAGGCCGCGGGCGAGGCCGGGGCCGCCATCGCAGCGCAGGCGGCGGTGGAGCTTGACGCCGCCGAGGAGCGCGACCGGGCCGCCGCGGTCGCCGAGTCCGTGGCGCTCACGAACGCCGACATCGCCGCCTCCGACAGCCGCCGCCGCGCCGAGTACGAAGCGCAGGCCGCGCGGCCGGGGCAGATCGTTGGCATGGCCGGCGCCGCCTCGCAGCAGCTACAGCAGGGGAACATCGTCGGGGCGGTGGGCGCCGCGACCGGCATCCCGCAGATCGCCATCGCGGGCGAGGCCCTCGGCATCTTGGCGACGTTGGGTGAGCTCGGCGAGGAGGAGCTGCGGACCCGCGGGGAGACCTTCGCGCGGGCGGTGGGCGAGGGGCTCCGCATCCTGCCGGGTCTCATCCTCGACATCCTCCCCGACCTTGCCCTCGCGCTGGCCGAGGGGGTCGCCGACGCGCTGCTCGACCTCCCCGCCGCCATCGGCCAGGCCATTCGAGATGCCTTCCGCGGCAACAACGACGACCCCAACCAAATGGTCGGCGGCGCCCTGGGCGGTGCGGCAGCAGGCGCGGCAACCGGGGCCATCTTCGGCGGGCCCGTCGGCGCCCTCATCGGGGCAGGCATCGGCGCGGTAGCTGGCGGCCTCGCTGGCCGGGCAGCCGACCGTAACGAAGAGGCGAACCGCTCCCGCAGCGCCGCCGAGTCGGACCTCGCCGCAGGCATCGGCGCCCAGCCCCGGACGCGCCGACCGGATAGCCGGGCGGTGTCCGTCGCCCTCACGGTGCGCGGCTCGGGAGTGGGGATGCAGCGCGCCATCGACCTCGACACCGGCCCCTATGGGCGCCTCGTGGGGGCCCGGTGAGCGCCGGGCTTCTGTGGTGGACGCCCGCCGTGGGCGCGCCCCTGGTGTCCGTGGCGGTGCGGGTCGCGAGCTTCCAGCCCAGACCGGAGCGCCAAGGCACGGCCTCGCAGTCCATTGGCGGCACTGTGCGGCACAGCACGCTCGGGCAGGCCGACCGCCTCACCATCACGCTCGGCGCCGCGCTCGACCCGACCGGAGACGCCACCGAGCGCACGGTGCGCGACCGGCTGCACTCTCTGGCCGACCACCTGCTGCGCGGGGAGTCCATCGGCGTCGCCGCCTTCGCCGCCGAAGCCTGGGCCGGGCAGGCCACGGGCTACCTCGGGGCGGCCGGCGACATCGGCTTTGCAGCCTTCCAGACGCTTCCGGCCGGCGTCGCCGGGACGATGGTGGCCGGCGGCCGGGTCGTGCTGCGCGACCTCGGGGGCGTGCTGCGCCGCGAGGAGGGGCGGCTGGCGTCGTCTTCGTCGCCCACCTACACCCTGGCGTCTGGTGTGCTCGGCCCGTTCAGCGGCCCGGTGCTCATCCGAGAGCGGCACACCTACCCGGCGCTCCGGCTCGCGCCCGATGCCCGCGACGCCTTGCAGGTGGCTGACGCCGACGGCCTCGTCTACCGGGTGGCCCTCGACCTCATCCAAGACGTCGCCGCCGAGCAGGCCTTGGCAGAAGCCGGGGCCGAGCAGGGCGCCCAGCGCGCCGCGCTCAGCGGGCCCTCGCGCCCGACCGGGTGGCGGCCGTCGCGCACCTCGATCCCGTGGGGCCCGGCGTGACGTGGGCGGGCGGCTGGGCCGCCTCGCTGGCGCAGGGGCGGGCCTCGCTGAAGGTGCTGCTCGGGCCGCTCGGCGCGCCGGCCGTGACCATCGGCGACGACGAACTGGAGGCGCCCGTGGTGGTGAGCGGCGGCGGGCTGCGCCTGCGCGACTGGCAGACCTCGGCGCCGCAGCTCCGGGTCGCGCTGCGCGGCACGCCGCTCCGGCTCGCTGCGGTGCGCGGGGTCGCTCCGGGCGCGACTGTGCAGCTACAACTCGAGACGGTGGCCGGGTCGGAGCGCGTCTTTGCGGGCCGGTTGCGCGAGTCCGTGACGACGGAGCCGGGCCGGCTGGAGCTCGTGGTGGACGGCGCCGAGACGTGGGCGCAGAGCAGGTATGCGGCGACCGGGTGGCGGCCGGGGTTGTGGGATGGGCTCACCGGGTCGAGCACCATCACGGCGACCTTCACGCCCGGCGACACCACGCTGAACACCGCGATCCCGTCGACGCCCTTCTGCCCTGGGCCGGCGGGCACCTCGTGGGTGCTCATCCACGTGGACATCGGGAGCGGCTACTACCTCGCCGCGAATACGCACGCGGTCGGCCTTCTCAGCGGGGTGACGGTGCTCCAGTGGGACGCCGCGGGCTCCGCTCCGACCGCCGCGCCGCCAGGGACCGCCATCACCTACGGCCCGCTCGTAGCGGGCTCGCCCCTCGATGTCCTGCTGCGGACGCTCATCAGCTCCGGGGCCGGCACGGGCGGCTACGACGTGCTCCCCGATGGGCTCGCCATCCCGGCCGGGCTCGTGGACACCGTCGATGCGGCGGCGCTTGCGTCCTGCGTCGGAGCGGTCGGGGTGACCGACTACTTCACCTTTGGCGCCACGGAGCCGCAACGCACCCCGGAAGGCGGGGAGCTCCTCGCCTGGGCTGCCTACCTCGGGCTGTGGCTGTGCCAGCGCCAGGGCATGCTCACCGTGCGGGCCGCGGTCGACCCCCACGAATCGACCGCGTGGGCCGCGCTCTACGTGGGCGACGTGACCGACGCGCTTCTGCTCGGGGTCGGGCCTCATTCGACGCGCGCGCCCGACTCCATCCCCGAGTATCTCGGGGTTCGCCTCTACATGGTGGGCTCGGGCACCTCCGGCGGCGCCACACACATCATCTTCTACGACCCCTCGCGCGGCAGCACCACGCCCTACACGCATCCCGTCGGCGAGAGCGGCCTTGACGTGGCATATCCGGCCGAAGTCATCGCCCTTGCGCGCCTCGCCGAGACGGCCGGATGGACCGCGCACTACGACGACCTCGCGCGGCGCTTGCTCCCGTGGTGGGGCCGCCAGTGTGAAGCGGTCGAGGTGGTCTTGGGTGGCGAGGCAATGGGCTGGGCTTGCGGCGACCTCGTCAGCGTCACCAGCATCGCCATCCCCGGCCCCGCCGCTGATGGTGGCGTGGCCGTCGGCCGGCGCGCGCTGTGGGTGCCGACGGCGTGGGACTGGACGGCTCGCCAGGTCGCGGGCACCCTCTACCTCCTCGCCGCGGGATAAGCTGCGCCATGCCCTTCGCCCTCTACCTCGCCCAGGCCGCTGTCCCCATCGCCGCCGACGTCCCGCCCGACCTGCTCGCCGCAGGCGCCGGCATCGCTGGCGCAGTCGGCGCGGGCAGCGTCGGCGGCCTTGTCTGGCGCGTCGTCGGGACCATCGTCACCGAAGTCCGCGCATCGATGGCCAAAACCGAGGCCCGCGTGGACGCAGTCGAGGCCGCCCTCGGCGAGCTTCGCGCGGACCTGCGGGTAGCGGCGGCGCACGCGCAGGGCCGAGACGCGCTGATCGAGAGCGCAATCAAGCGCATCCATGAGGCCACCCGATGAGTCTTGCCATCGCCGTCTCCGAGCCCGCGCCCCCGACCCCCGACCGGCACCGCCGCCCCCTTGAGCAGCCCCGCCGGGAGTTGCTGCTGTCCGCCGCGGTCCTTCTCGCGGCCAGCCTACTTCTCGGCCCGGACCTGCCCCCCTGCCCACCCGCGCCCGCGGAGCCGCCCGACGCCCGGCCGTCGCTCCCCGGCCGCCTGACCGGAGCCTGACCATGCACGCCCCCATCCTCGACAGCGACCACGCCCCCGACAACCTCACCCCCGACGACCCGTCTTGGGCCGCGGCCTGCGCGGAGTTCGGCGCCGAAGCCCGGACCCACGCCGCGGACATCGACCCCGACCGCCTCCGCGCGGCGGCCTTCATCTTCATCGACGTCGGCGGCCTCGTTGACCACGACTTCATCGCCCACGGCGACCGCGCCCCGCTGATCTCCGCACTCCGGGCCATGCTCGCCGCTCTGGAGGCGTCCGATGTGCAGGCCTGATTCGTGTTGGTCCCCGCCCGTCTGCATCAACCCCCTCGCGCTCCCCGCCGCGCGCCGCTTCGACCTCGTCTGGAGCCGCTCCATCCCCGGCCACCCGACCGGCTGGGGCGAGAGCACCGGCACCGGAGAGCACGTCAGCAGCGCCGAGTGGGCCAGCATCACCGGAGCCGCCCTGACCAGCGAAGCCGCCATGCTGGCCGCTCTCAACGCCAGCGCGGCAGCCCCGGCGTGGGCGCGTGCCGAGGCGAAGGCCCTCGCTCACGGCGGGCAGCCCGCGGTGGACGCGCTCGTGACGCTGATGCGCGCCCGGTGCGTCAGGTGGAACGGCAAGCCGCTGGACTGGTAGCTCAGCGCGAGGCTCTGCCCCAGAGCACCCCGCCGCGCCACGCCAGCCACACGGCAGCCCCCGCGACGCCCCGGCCGGTCACCAACATCGCGAGCAGAAGCGCCGAGACGGCAGCGTGAAGGCGCCAGTCTGCGGCGCTTTCGGCTGTCTCGGCGGTGTCGGCCCGAAGCGACGACGCCCTCACGTCGAGCCCGAGGATCGTGGTCAGCCGCTCGCGCTCCGCATCGTGCATCAGGGCACCCCCACGGCGCCGCCGGCTCCGGTGGAGCGCGTAGAGCGGAGCCTGTGCGGGCATCCTACCCCGGAGAGGTCCGGGGCGGGTTTCGGGCGGTGTCAGTCGGCGTCGTACCACATTTCAAAGTCGGCCAACATGCTGCGCACCGAGCGCATCCGTGGCGTAGGGTCGGGCCATTGCCAGACCTTCAGCGTGACCCGCAACTCGCACATGTAGCAGCGCAGGAAGTGGGCTTGGGACCATCCAACGCCGTCTGCCGGGTAGGCTTCGTCCTGGCTCCACCTCATACTGCCAGCCCCGGCGCAATGAGGGCAGGGCCCCTCGCGACCACCCCGAACCATGATCAACCGCAGCGACCGCTGCCGGCGAAGATTCACCGCGACGGTCTTCTCGGCCGACAGCTTCAACCGTCGATGCTCACCCATCACACCCTCCCTCGCGCCCCTCGGCGCCACCACACCCCGCGCCCAGCCACCACGGCCGGGCGCTCAACCCTCACGCCCACCGCCGCGCCGCCGCGGCCCAGCCGATGTCCGCCGCGTCGCGCCGCACCAGCCGGCTACGGCACCGCGCGGCCTCGCCGGGGCTCATCGCGGCGGTCGGCTGCCACCGCTCACCCCAGCCCCAGGCCGCCTGCCACGCCCCGAGCGCGAGCAGGTGCGCGCGCAGCCGGGCCGCCGACGACGTGCGCCGCTCCGTGCGGGCGAACCGCAGGCGGCGGGTCATCGGTCGCCACCAAGCGCCGCGAGCAGGTGCGCCCGCTCAAGGCCCTCCACCAGCGCATGAGCCTCATCCCAGACGTCGGCGCAGGGGGCGACCGACAGCCCTGCATCACGGGCCAGCCCGCGCAGAAAGTCCATCGTGGCGTGGTCGGCGTGGTGCGGGCGCAGGATGTCCAGGCTCAGATACACCTCGCCCGCCACCGGATTGCCGTCCGGCCAAGTGGCGCGGCAGAGGGCAAGCCGTTTCGTCGGGAGCACCGAGAGGATCACCACCGAGCCATAGCGAATGACGGATGGAGCCATGCCGGGCACCCACCGCCACCCCGGAAGGCGCAAGGTCCGCAGCCACAGGGGCGCGCTCATGCCTCACCCCGCAGCGCCGCGAGCAGCGCCACCCGCACGGCCTCCGCGTCCTCCTCGGGCTGCGTCAGGTGCGCGCCCTCGGGGTGGAGGGGCAGGTCGGCGGCGGCCTCGGCGATGAGGGCGCGCAGGCGGGCGCGCTCGGCCAGGGCGGCGTCGCGCTCGGCGCGCAGGGCGTCCTCGGTGGGGCGCGCGTTCCACTCTGCGGCCAAGACCTCAATCCCGCCGAGCGGGCAGCCGTGGCTGCTACACGCTGCGGTGGCCGTGCCCCACAACGATGTGCCGGGCCAGGGGGCGGACTTGCAAAGCGGGCAGGCCTTCAAGGCTGGGTCGGTCATCGGGTCGCTCCATGCCGCAGGTCAGCGCGGCAGCTCAGGTATCGGTTCTCAGCCGCGCCCCACGCCACCACGGCGATGGCGAGGGCGGTGAGGGCGGCGCAGGCGGCGATCGGCCAGGGGCCGAGGGGTCGGGGCGGGGTCATTCGGGCACCGGGTAGCCAACGACAGCGGCGACATCGCGAAGCTGCGCGGCGCTGGCCCGCTGCACAGCGTCCACGATGCGGGCGCGGTGGTCATGCACGAAGACGTCGTCTTCGACGGCTTGGCGGTGGACGGTCGCGCCATCGCGGACGCCCTCGGCGCCCTTGGGTACGCGGTGGACCCTCCACGTGGGCAGCCCCTCCCATCGCGGGGCGAGATGGGCGAGTACCACGATCCAACTACGTCGGTTCTCGGCGACGATGACGGCATCGCACCACATCGCGGAGCGGAGCGGGCCGCCGGAGCGGGTGCCGTCGGGGCGCTCGTAGCTGCGGCGTTGCGGGTCGAGGATCCACGCGGGGCTCCCGACAGCGATGGGGGCGGTCTGGTCTGGCATGGTGGGCTCCAGTGCGGTTGCGGGCGGTGCCGGGGCCTTGCGGCGGCCCCGTGGCCGGTGGTGTCAGCGGCCGGTGTGACGGATGACGCGGGCGCGCTGGGGCTCGCTGATGCTGGCGAGCAGCGCGTCGCTGGGGCGGCCGGTGCGGCGCCACGTCTGCGTGTAGACGTCCCACACGGTCACGGTGGAATCGCGGTGGAAGGTGATGCGGTCGGCGGCGGCGAGGGTGGCGGTCATGGTGGCTCCGGTGGGCTGGGCCCGGTGGCGGTCGGCTGGTGTGCCGCCCCGCCCCACCGTCATACCATCGGCGCGTCGGTACGTCAACGCTTCAACGACGGTTTATCGGCACTTTGTTTGTCACCCGTTGAAGACGGCGACCTCGACGGCGCTTTCGCCTGCCGTCTCCAGCACCCACACGGGCCCACGCGCGCTCAGGCGGCCGCTCCAGCCCTGGGCGCCGTCAACGACCACGGGGACGTCGGCGTAGCTCAGCAGGCCGCCGGGGTAGCGGGCGGCGGCGAGGTCGCGGATGGCGAGCCGGATGTCGCAGTCGGCGGCGATCTGGCGGCCGGTCGAGGCCAGCCACCACGGGCGGCCGTCGATGACGATCGAGGCCTCGGGCGCGCCGTCGGCAAGGGTTCCGAAGACCACGCGGACGCCCGTCCGGGCGGGGAGGGCGGACTGGAGGGCGGCAGCGGCTTGGGCAGCGGCCTCCGTCGGGGCCCGCCGGACGACGTCGAGGACGAGCTCGGCGCGCTCCACCTCGGCGCAGGCGGCAGCGTGGGCGGCAGCGGCAGCCCCATGAGCGGCCTCGGCCTCCGCGACCTGGGCCTGCCACCGGCCCACGGCGGCGGCGTGCCCAGCGGCAGCCCCAGCGACCTGGGCGTCGGCGGCGTCGTAGCTGCGGATCATCGCCTCGGCGCGAGCTCGGGCGTCTGCCGCGGTGCCCTGGAAGGCCGGAGCCACCACCTCGGAGGGCGCGGTCGGCACGGCGTCGGGCGTGGGTGGGGGCTGCCCCAGGGCGGCGAGGGCGCGGCTGTGGGCGGCGAGAGCGACCATCGCGGCCTGGTGAGCGGCGACGGCCTGGCGCCCGGCCTCGAGGGCCTGCTCGGCGCGGGTGAGGGCGGCCTGGGCTTCGTCGCTGGCCGCCTTGGCGGTCGCGATCTGGCGCTCCCGGTGCGCGGTGTCAGCACGCTCGGCCTCGAACAGCGCGGCCTCTGCGGCGTGCGCCTCGCCCTCGGCGGCCGTGCGGTTCTTGACCGCGTGCTCGGCTGTCACCACCTGGCCGCACGTCTCGCACGTCCCCTCGCCGACCATGAGGGCTTGATCGACGGTGTGCTCGGCGGCGGCAGCGCGGGCACGGGCCGACAGCACGGCCGCCGACGGCTGCGCGGCGCGGGCCTGCATCACGGCGCGCGCGGCATCGAGGGCAGCGGCGCGGACGGCGGCCTCCTCCTCGAGCAGGGCCCCGAGCCCGGGGCAGTCCCCCGGGTGGGCCGGGGCAGCCCCCAGGGCGGCGCGCCTGGACTCGTAGCTGAGGACGGCCGCGTGCTGCGCGTCGATGGCCTCCAGGGCCCGGCGGTGCGCGGCGAGGGCGCGCTCGTAGGCCTCCCAGGCGTCCAGCCGGGTCAGAAAGTTCTTGGCGCGCCCGGCGTCGGCCAGCATGACGCCAAGCTCATACCCGCTCTTCGTCGCGGGCTTGGCGGGCTCCGAGGCCCTGAGGTTGGTCAAGGTCGCCTCCCGCGCCTGGAGCGCCCCGAGGGCGCGCTCGCGGGCGCTGCGGGCCTCCGTCGCGCGGTCGGCGGCGCCGACCTGGCGCGTCTTGCCGCGGCCGCTGCTCGCCTCGACCACGGGCTCGTCGTCGCGCAGGTCGGGGACGTAGCGGCGGACGATGGCGCGGTGGTCTGCCTCGGGCAAGACCGACAGCAGAAGGTCGCGCAGGGGGCGGCCCCTCGACTGCTCGCCTAGCTGGGCCACGCGACCGGGCGCGAGGATGGCGAGGGCGATGGTCGGGTCGAGGCCGAGCAGGGTCTGCCACGCGGCCTGAGACGCCACCGACTCCACGGGCCGGCTGTCCGGCTGTCCGGCGACCTGGGGCTGCCCCAGGACGTCCCAGGTGCGGCTCCGGGCCTCCGTGATGCTGGTCCGGAGCGCGGTGCCGTCGGCGAGCCCGAGCGCGACCGCGGCCTTGGTCTCGCCGTCGCGGATGAGCTCAACGGGCCACGCGCCGCCGGTCGAGGCCGTGCCGCAGAGCAGGAGCGCGAGGGCGTGCAAAGTCGTCGTCTTGCCCGACTGCGACGGGCCGCTGATGATCAGGTGCGAGCCCTCGGGCACGGGCGGAATGCGGATGGTGGTCGAGGCGATCGGCCCGATGGCGCGGATGGAAAGGGTCTTGAAGGTCGGCATGGTCGGCTCCTGAGGTCTTGAGCGGGTGGTGCGCGCCGGAGGCCCGGTCGGCGCGCTGGGGGAGGGCTACGGGCGCCCGGCGGGTCAGTACCAGCCGCCGTTGCACTCCTCATCGTCGGCGGGGTCGGCGGTGGCGCCGAACGGGGAGGTGCTGATCCCGCACTCGGCGAGGGCGAGCAGGGCGGCGAGGGCGGCAGCGATGGTGGACATGGGGACTCCTGGGGGCGCGCCGATCCCGGTCGGCGGGCGTGGTGAATGAGGCGCCGGGACGCCAGGGGTCAGCTACTGCAAGCCGCCGAAGAAGTCCTCGCCCTCTTCCTCAGGAGCGGGCTCCGCGGCGGCGGGGGTCGGCTCGGCGAAAAGGTCCTCGCCCTCGGGCTGGGCCTCGGGCGCGGCCTCGACGACGGGCGCGGGCTCCGTCTGGGGCGCGTCGGTGCCGCGGTTCTTGCGCGGGCGGCCGCGGGTGGCGCGCGGGGCGGACGCGAGCAGGTCGTCGGGCTCGGCGGCGGGGCTCGGGGCGGGAGCGGGCGCCGGGGCGGGCTCAGCGGCCGGGCTGGGCTCCGGGGCCGGCTCGGCCTCGGGCGTCGGCTCGGCTTCGGTCCGGGTCCGCATGTCGTCCATGAGGCTGCGCGCGCTGGCGAGCAGGTCGTCGAGGATGGTCGCCTTTGCGTCGCGAAGCTCGCGGTCCGCGCCGATGACGAGTCCGAGCAGGTTGAGGGTGAAGTCAGCTTTGGGGGTCGGCATGGTCTACTCCTCCCCGCCTTCTGCGGGGGCTTCGTGGTGGTCGTTGGCGGCGGGGGCAGTCCCCCGGATGACATCGGAGACGCCGGGCCAGCCGCTGAGCAGCTTCTGGGCAAGGCGGGCGCGGCGGTCGGGTTCGGTCGGGATCGTGGTGGGCTTGGGCAGCGCCGAGAGGGCCCCTGCGAGGGCGGCTTCGCTGGCCTGGAGGGCCGCGAGCGCGAGGGGCAGCGGGTCGCCGGTCGGGACCAACCGACACTGGGCCGGGGGCTTGCGGGCGCCGAGGTTCACCGCCACCGTGACCGCCTCCGTCAAGTGAGGCGCGCCCATGACCCGGATTCCGCCGACGACCTTGGAGCCGACGCGAACGGTGGGGTCTTGGCGCAGGGTCACCAGTTTGCCGACCCATCCGCCGGTCCGCTCGCCCCAGAGGTGCGCGAGGCAGCCGGCGGTGGTGCGGCAGGGAAGCCACGGCTTCAAGCGGCTGTCGAGGTGCACCACAAGCCGGTCGCGGTTCTGCTTCGTCTTCGGGTCCTCGACGGCCTCGACGCCGACGGCGACGATCCGCACGGTCTGGCCCGTCGTCGGCATGTCGGGCGCGCTCAGGAAGCGGCCGCCGAAAAGGGCGCGGTAATCGAGATCCTCGTCACTCATGGGTCACCTCGTTGGGGTCGTCGTCGCCATAGGCCCAGGCTGGCAGGTGCAGCTCGGAGAGGTCGGGGGACTGCCCCCACATCGGGCCCGTGGACTCGTCGAGGTGCGCGACGTGCCGCAAGGCCTCGGCCCGCACCGCGGCACCGCAGAAGATCGCCTCACCCTGACCGAAGACGCCGAGGCTGACGACACTCACGTCGAGCATCGGCCTCGTCTCGTAGGCGATGATCATGGCCTCGATGGGCCGGGGGCTGATCCCGAGGGTGCGGCAGACGGCGCCGAGGCCGGCGCAGTAGTGCGCGAGCTGGGCATGGTACAGGCGGCGGGCGACCTCGGAGGCCAGCTTCCGCGGGGCGATGCTGGGCACCGCCTTGAGGTCCGCGACGATCCAGCGGTCGTCCTGCATGATGAGCAGGTCGATCCGGCCTTTCATCCGGCGCCCACCCTCAGCCCAGGTCAAGGTCACCTCGCCCTTGCCGCCGTCGTGCCGCACGAGCGGCCCCGCTACCGGGTGCGCGTGGATGGCCGAGCGGACGGCCTCGACCTGGGCCGCCTCCGTGACGCTCAGCAGGTGCCGGTGAGGGGCAGCCGCGCGCGCCGCTTCGTAGGCTGAGCCCTGGCGCCGACCGGCCCAGGTGCCGAAATCGCGGCCAAAGGCCTTGGGCTCGAGCACGGCCGCGTGGCAGGCCCTGAGCATCCCGCGGTCGGCGGTGTCGTCGCCCGCAAGCTCCCCGCGGACAGCCGCGGCAAAATGCGCGGGGCTGGTTACGGCGTGTTTCAGCGTGCTCCAGTTCAGGCCCGGCAGCGCCTGATAGGCCGCGAACGACAGGCCGGTCTTCATCGTCACGCTCATAGGAGCACGTCGGCGGTGTTGGCCTCGCTCAGCGCCGCGAAGAGGATCTGGGCCGCGCGACGGTCGCGGACGGCCCACATGTTTCGGAGCTCCACCGCGAGCTCATGGGTGGGGCTGTTCGTGGGCTGGCCCCGAACGAGGCCAGCAATCAGGCGGGCCGCCGTGTGTCTGGCGTCCATGCGCGTGGTCACGACCGGGCCCTGCGCTGCGGCGAGGGGGCCGAGCGCGATCTGGACTGGCGAGCCGGGGCGGGCGGCCTCGGAAAGCAGGCGGGCGATGACGCCGTGCTGCGGAATGGCGGGGTTGGCTTGCATGATCGAGATCACCGCCGAGCGGGCGGCCTCTCTGCTGTAGCGGGTTTCAGGGTCGTGCATCGTGCACCTCCGCAGCCGTTGTATCTGGGCGCCGATCAACCGTCAATCAAGCGGCGATAAAAAGTTGTGGAAGCGTTGACGGATGGGTGCCGCCGCTGTAGACTGGGGGCGGAGGTGCTCCATGTCCAGAGAGATCGGACCGGCCGAGAGCCGGATGGTGAGGGCGCAGCAGGACTTGATCGCGGATCTGCGCCGCGACCTGCGGGCGAGCGAGGCACGGGTCGCGAGCCTTCAGCGCGAGGTGAGCGAGCTCAAGAACGTCGTCGCCGGGCTGCGGCGCTTGGCTCGGGTGGCCCGGTCGGGCCTGTCGGTGTTCGCATGAGCGCCGCCTTTGTCTACATCGGGATCGATCCTGGGCAGCACGGGGCCGTCGCCGCCCTCCGGCTGGCCCCCCAGAGCGCCGCGGTCGCCCTGCGCTTCGGCCACGGGCGCGACGGCTACCACGGGGCCTATCTGTCGGCGAAGACGGTCCGGCGCGTGCTCGCGGAGGTCATCGCGGAGGTCGGCGGCGCCGCGCACGAGGTCATCATCGGGCTCGAAGGGCTCGGCAAGCGGCCGGGCGAGGGCACGGTCTCGACCTCGACCGCGGCCGAGAACTATGCCGCGTGGCAGGCCGTCCTCGACCTCGACTGGGAGGATCAGCACCGGGTCATCCAGACGCAGACGGTGGACCGGGCGATGGGTCTGCCTCGCGGGATGGGGCGCGTCCGCAAAGGCCTCGTCATCGTCGAGGCCCGCGCGGCCGCGCTTCGGCTCGGGGTGCCGTCGGTGTCGCTGATTCCGCCGGGTGGGCGCGCGCCGAGCGATGGGGCCGCGGACGCGCTGTTGATCGCCCTGGCGCTCCAGAGGGGGCTGTGATGTCTAAGTGTTGGACCGTGCGAACCTTGCAGACCGGCACCGATCCTCAGTCGGGCGCGGTGCCCTACCATGCCTCCTGGGTCTTCCTGGGCGAGCACGCGGAGACGGCGGCCCGGCGCCGCTTTGACGTTGAGCGGCGCGGCCTCCAGGTCCGCATCGCGACGCGGACGGCCCACGCCGACGACGTCGTGAAGCTGGAGCGCGACTTCGTGGTCATAGACGCGCATTGGGCGCCCGGCGACATCAAGGTGCGCGACCTCGCCCCGCCACCTATCTTCGACCTCGCCCCGCCACCTATCTTCGACCTCGACCCGCCACCTATCTTCGACCTCGACCCGCCGCGGCGCCGGGCCATCAACGAGCCGCCGACCGATCCCGAGGTCGTGGCGCTGCTCCAGACCTTCAGCCAGATGAGCGCGGACGATCGATACGAGGTGCTCCGGCGGCTGGCCCAGCAGGCCCCGGTGAGCTTCACGCGAGGCGACCGATGACCGGCCGCCTCGACTTCGACTTGACCGCCCGCACCGCCCCCGGTACGATGCCACGTCGCCGCGTTTTCGCGGGCACGGCGACGGCTGAAGGACCGGTCGGGGGTGGCACCCTGCTCGGCCAGATGACCGCCGGGCGATTTTGTCCGGCGGCTGTCTGCGTTTTGGGCGGTGGCTCATGAAGATGAAGATCGCCCCGCCGCCGGGCAAGGCCAACCGGCGGTCGTTCAGGATGTGGCTCAACGCGCAGGTCGGCCGAGAGGACCCGGTGGGCGACCTTGCCAACGACGCGCTCCGGCAGAGCTCCGGGACGTGGATCTCTCACTCCGACCTGCGCGCCAAGATGCGGACCGCCGGGGCCTGCGCGGAGGCGATGCAAGCCCTGGAGGACGCGCGGAAGGAGTTTGCGGCCGGAGAGGTGGCGCACTTTGCCGCCAAGCGCAAGCCAGCGCCGGTCGCCGTGGTGCGGGCGGCGTCAGATCCCGTGCTCCAACGGTGCGCCGAGATGCTCTTCGAGCCGCCGTGCCCCTTCTGCGGCGACTTCTTCGCCGGGCTCTTCGAGGCGCGCTGGGAGGGGCTGGACTTCGGCACCGGCGAGTATTCGGCCCCGGTGGCGTCGGTCCGATGCCCGAAGTGCAGCGCGGCAGGCCCAGAGGCCCGCGGCGCGACGATGGACGAAGCCAAGGCGGCGGCCCTCGCCGCATGGGGGCGCCGTGTCGCCCCGCGGTGGACCTCATGAGCGCGCTTCCCCTCCCCCCAGGCCAGACCGCCCGCGCCTGGCAGGTGGCCGCGCTCGCGGCGATCCAGTCGGCGGCGCAGTCGGGCCTCCGGCGGGTCGTGGTCAGCGCCGCGACGGGCACCGGCAAGGGCACGCTCTTGGCGGGGCTGGCCCGTGCTGCGGAGCGCGGTCGGGTGCTGATTCTCGTCCACCGCGACGAGCTGATCCGCGACCTGGCCGCGCGGGTGCGGCTGATCCCCGGTGGGCTTGTCGGCATCGTCCGGGGCGCCGAGAACGGCCTCGGGGCGCCGATCGTGGTCGCGAGCGTGCAGACGCTCCGGGGCGAGCGGCTGCGGCAGGTCGGCCGCTTTGGGCTCGTCATCACCGATGAGTGCCACCATGCCGTCGCGGCGACCTATCAGGCCATCTACGAGCGGGTCGCAGCGGTGCGGAAGGCCGCGGGGCTGCCCGAGGTCTTGCACGTCGGCATGACCGCGACCCCGTGGCGGACCGCGGCCGGGGGCGGTGTCTCGGGCCTGGGGGCTGCCTACGAGGCGATCGTGTACGAGCACGGCATCGTCGAGGCGATCGCGGCGGGCGACCTCGTGCGGCCGATCGGGGTGCGGATCGACACGCAGGTCGAGCTCGACCGGGTCGGGATGCGGGGGCGCGACTATGACCAGGAGGAACTCGCGGCGGTCATCGACTGCGGCGCCCGGAACGAAGCGGTCGCGCACTGGTACGCTGAGAACGGGGAGGGGCGGCCCTTCCTCGGGTTCGGGGTGTCGATCGCCCACGCCGAGCGGCTCGCCGAGGCGCTCCAGGGCGTCGGGGTGGCCTGCGCTGCGGTGCATGGGTCGATGCCGATGGCTGAGCGGCGGCGGTTGGTCGGGGCATATCAAAATGGCGAGTTGACGGGCCTGTTTAGCCGCGACCTGCTGCTTGAAGGCTTCGACGCCCCGCGCACCGAGGCGCTCTTGGTGGTGCGGCCGACGAAGAGCGAGATCATCAGGTGGCAGATGCTGGGCCGCGGGCTGCGGCTGGCCCCCGGCAAAAGCTCTTGCGTCGTTGCCGACTTCGTGGGCTTCCTCAGCGGGCTCGACCTGTCGATGCGGGTCGGGATCGAGGCCGGCGCCGAGGGCAAGACTGGGCCGGTGGAGCTCCGGCCGCTCATGGTCGGGGACGTGGTCGCGCACCGCTACGATGAGGGCCTCGGGCTGGGGCAGCTCCTGAGCACCGATGGGGTCATCGGCACGGTGGCGTGGGGCCTCGACAGCGACGCGCCGCGGGTGCGGCAGGTCCACGGGATCGCGGAGCTC